ACGTGTGAAGAATCTGCAACACCACCTATTTTTTTATTTCTAGCTTTTGTTCTATAACCAGAATTTACTCTAATAGGTTTACCATATTCTTTTCTTACCGCATCTAGCATATATATTATTTCTTTATTCATATACTTACCGCTACCTGGTTCATCAGGTGAATCAAACTCTTCTAGCTTAAAATATTTCAATTTTCGTTTTCTTTTTTAATGTTAACCCATTTAGATATTGTATATCCTATAGTTATAAGTAACAATAAAATTTTTAAACCGTCTTCTATTTGTGTAAAGGTTGTAACGCCTAGTGTACCTACGCTCATAGCGTATAGCTTCATATCTGATAAACTCATTTTTCTCCGCATTTTTTAGATGGATCACCTACTTGTCTCCAGTCTTGTTTAACCCAAGTTTTTAAACTTCCGCCACTACTTGTTCCGCTGACATTGCTTTTGCTAGATCTTTTGTATTTACCTTTAGCTCCAGCAGATCTTTTAGCGCTAATAACTTTTTGTCTTTCTTCTTTACTCATACTAGCAATTTTGGCTTTAGGTAAACAAACTTTTTTTGTGCCTCCGCCTTTTGCTTTAACTGGTTTAACTTCTTTATTAAAAGGAGATTTTCTTTTCTTTTCAGCTTCAGCAAGACTAGCATCGTTACCTGTGCCTCTGCCCGCCGCAGCTGCTGTTCTTTCCCGCATCTTATTCCAAGGCTGCGTGTGCATTACATTAGCCCAGCAATGACCTAAAGGCGAATCTGTTTTTTGTTTATAAGCCATTAGCACTTACCTTTTTTCTGTTGCTTTGAAGCCCACATGTTAGCATAAGCACTAGGATATACATCAAATTTTTTTCTTGCAGCTGCTTTACAACCTGCACTTAGTTTTGCATATAATGCTGATCCCATTTTAGCAGGTGTTTCAAAATCAGATCCTATATCTTTTGAGCTTCTTGGAAGCTTAGGATAGTTTTTATAAACTTCCTGTTGTTGATCGTAAGTTAAAGTATCAAAGCCAAATTCGCCATAGCGTTCTTGAGCTATTTTTTCTTTATTAGCTTCCATGCCAGCCTTGTACATAGCTTTAGCTGTTTTAGGTTTTATTTTTGCCATCTTTATTTTTGTTTTGTAGTTCAATTATTTTTTTAACTCTAGCGTCTTCATAACGCAATGCTTTAATTTGTTTTTTGTCAAGACCTAGATCTAATAGCATCTGCGTTTGCTCAGCTGTATTAGTATCACGTTTCATAACATCAATCTCTTGCTTTTTACGCTCTGCTTCCGTAGGCTCAACTGGTTTATCCCAACCACCATAATAAGGCAAGCCAACGTCCCAAGTGCTCCAACCACCAAACAAAAGAACTTTCTGCCACTTTTGTGATTGCTCGCTTAATATACCTCTTATGTTATTAGCTTTCTTTATAACACGATCAATAGGTATATTTGTTACTGCTGTTATAATTTGAGCACCTGCTAGATAAGCTGGGTTGTCAAGACTAAAACCTTTTTCTTTTATCTCTTTCATATTCCAACTAAAGCTTTTTAAACCACCTACTATTTTTCTATACTTAGAACTAATAGCTGGTGAGAAACTTAAAGCCTCTATAGCCGCTTTCTCATACTCAGGTCTTTGTTTACCAGACTCTTCATATATTTTCATTAAAGTATTCTTAACAGCGACCATACCTGCACCAGCAATACCTAAACCTTTTAACTGAGAGTCAATCATACCGTTAGCAGCTCTAGCTATTCTATTGTTATCTTGTTTTTTCTTAGCTGCGCTTTTTTCTTCGTCCTCTTCGTCATCACCAAATCCTATTGCAAATAAGGCTTGCTGCATAGCATTGAATATTAAGTTTTGAATAACACCATAATAAGCTATTCTAGACATATGAACTTTTGCGTCACCACGACCCGCTATTATATCTTGCAATGCACGTTTTTGTATTCTTACATACTGCATTGGAGTATTAGCCCAATTAAGTATAACACGACCAGCAGCTGATGCTTGTTGCATGCTAATTTTATCAGGTGAACTTGATTGTTGGCTTTCTTCTGCTATTTGTCTAAAATCTTGAAACGCTTGCTCTTGAGCTAGTTTAGGATCCATGCCTTCTTTAATATACTTATTAAGTCTATTTCTATAGAAAGTAGCACCACCAGAAGCTATAGCAAGACTATCAGCATAACGAGTAAGTACAAAACCTTTACTAAGTAAAAACGCTATAGCGGCTTTAACTTTATTTTTAGAATCTTTTACAGCGTCTGCTATTTCAGATTCACTTACATTTATTTTAAGACCATTACGGCGCTGTACTAAGTAATCAGAGTTCATTAGCGTCATAAAGTCTCCCCAAAATTGTTTTTGGTTTGCAAACGCTTTACCTGCGGCTATAATATTATTATCACCCCAATTTATAAAGTTTACAGCAGATATAGTTTGAAGTAGCGCAGATTTAGTATTTAAAAACATTACAGCACCAACAGAATTATTAACCCAGTCAAGTACAGCGCTTGTTTGATCGTTATAACCAAGTCTGTTTGTACCTGCTTTCATTCTAGTTAATGTGTTCTCTAAAGCTTTACGCCAACGAGTACCGTAAGCAGCTTCCATTTTGTTTAAATTCTCAGGTGAAAATATAATATCTACATTTTCTTGCCACTCTTGTTGATATTCTTTACGGTTAACATCGTTTATACCGCCAATAATATCTGTAGTTAAATTACCACCTAACCAATCTTTGCCGGGCTTAGGGTATGGTTTACCTTTTTGTATTGATATTAATTGATCCGCAAAAGCCTGAAGCTTAGCGTCATCAGTTATAAACTTATTAAGTTTCTTAACATCTGTTTTTGATAAACCAGGTATTGACATACCTTGTTGGGTCCACATGTAAGTACGAAGTGCATGCTGATATGTAAATTTACCAACACCTGTTTCAGTTTCTAATGTTTTAGGTAAACCTGGAAACTGCTCTTTTAAAGCCATAAAATCATTAGCAGCAGATATTTTAGCTTGAGTTATAGAATCTTCAGCTTTATTATATGGATCAATAAGGTTTGTTTTTAAAAACTCATACTGAGCTTCACCTTTTTTGCCATTACCCAACAAGCTATACAATAAACCTTTAAAGTCTTCAGCTGATGAAGCCATTGTAAGCCAGTCAAATCTACCTTTATCTCTACCTACTGTTTTAGCTTTAGCGGCAGAAAAAGTTTTATATGATTCAATACCCGAAGAGTCTTGTATCATATCATTTACAACAGTATCAAACGTTTGCTTTTTACTAGCTCTAGCTTGTTGTACTTTAGATTTAACATCTATTTGATCTAATACTTCTTTAACTGCTTTAACGTTTTTACCAGCGTCATCTGCGAAGTAAAAATCATTATAGCCTTCAGCTGCTTTACCAGCTATCCATCTACCTTTAGCCGCAGCTGTGCCATCTCCTAAACCAGTTATATTACCTAAAGGTATATCAACACCTAACGCTTTCATAAAAGCCCTAATAGGACCATCAGCAGTTTGTGGTCTTGCTGTTAATATAAATAAATCTTCTGTACCACGCTTGTCTGCTATTTTTTTAGCAACATCAAATAGTGGTCCTTTTTTACCATCAATGACTTGTTCAAACTGACTAAAGTCAAATGTAGCACCTTGAGCTTCAAGATCTGCCGCTTGTTCTGCAAACTGTGTAGCATTTATCTCTTTTGTTCCTCCTGGAACTTCTTTTAAAACTTCTAGCTTCTGCGAATCGTTAAGACTATTAAAACCTTGTAATCTACTAGGCAAGTTTTCAAATTCTTTTTTAAACTTTCTTCTAGCTACAATATCAAGCATGTCTTTATCTATGCTAGATATAGGCATATTAACGATAACTTTGCTATTAGATCTAGCTAGCGTGTCATCAAAATCAAATACTCTTATTTTTCTAACAGGTTTGTCTATTTTTCTACCTTCATTTAAAGCTTGATCAAGAGTGCTTAATTCACCTACTATGTCTTGATTTGTTTTTTGTTTTTGACTAGCTCTAGCGTAACCTAGAGGTCCAGGCATCATTTCTGTGTTTTGCTTCTTAGCTCCTTGATAAGTTGATTTATTATTGATCATGTTTTTGACAATAATACCCTCAGGACTTAAACTTGCATCTGAAGCAATAGAAATTATCTTAGCTTGTTTTTCACTTAGTTCTTGAGCTATAAATTCAGCTAAATTTGTACCTGTAAAAATTCTACCTGATGGCAGTCTTCGTGTTCCAATAGGTATTTGAAACTGAGCATCTTTGCCTAAAAAAGTTAAAGGATCTGCAAAACTTCTTACAGACGCACCATCTGCATCTTTTTCTACTCTCATTCTTTCTGAGATAACAGCTTGCTCTAGACTAGCAGCGTTAACTTTAGCGTCAAATATAGCTTTTTCTTTAGTTATTGTGCCTTTTCTAAGCTTGTCTAATATGTTTAAAAAATTCTTATTAGCATTAAAAAGCTCTACTAAATGCTCGTTATGCATTCTCTTGTTTGCTGTTTTACCCTTAGTAGTACCTTTTTCTGGTTTTATACTAAAACTTGTAACAGGTATTAAACCTTTAAATATACCAGTTGCTCTATTTACTTGGGATTCTAATATATCTATTATTGTTGCAAAATTTTCGTTAGTAGGATCAGCTGCAAACATATTTATTAAAGAAACATATGTGTCAGAAACTGCTCTTTGATTCGCAATTAAAACATCATCAATATTTGTTTCTTTATCTGGAGTTAAAAGATCTTCTACTTTAGCTCGTGCTTCGTCTAAAGTTATATCACCATTATTATATGAATCAGCTATTTTTTCAACCTTACCTCTAAATCCTTTTTCACCCCAATTACTTGGAGCATAAACATTATCTCTAGTACCTAAATTTGTTCCAGTACCAATTAAGGCATCTTTACCAAAAACAGCTTGCATTAATTTACCGTACTCTCCTCTTTTTAAACCATACTCTTGTAACGTAAAAGGTTTTCCTCCTATTTTAATTCTAGCATCACCAAATCCAACTGTTTTCATTAAAGCCATTTGAAAAGACACAGGTAAATCAGAAAAACTTTTACCTTTAGGTATCATACCTTTGATTAAAGAAGTATAACCTTTTTTAAGTCTAGCTGCATTAGCTAAAGATGATATTTCATTTTTGCCTCCAACTCTAACATCAAATTTACTTCTTAATTCTTTATATCTTTTTTCATTTGTAAAAAGATAATCAACAACGTCTGTAAAATCAATACCTAAAACTTTTGCTATGTCTTCAATTTTGTTTATTTCTTGCGCAATTTGATCTGCATCGAGATTTCCAGATAAAGTTTTTTCTAAAAACTTCTTAGCTCCTTTGTTTTCTACTTCATCTACAGCTTCTTTTATTATTTTATTACTAAACCTAGCGCCTGTTCTTGTTCTAGCTACAGGATCTGGTACAGCTTGCTCAAATATCAAGTTTCTAAGAGATAAGTTAGCCAAGCCTTTTAATGCTTGAGCGTTACTTGATCTATACACAGCATCCATACCTTTAGCTTTTTTAGCTTCAGGATTTAAAGCGTCAATTATATTTTTATAATCTTTTAAACCTTTTCTAGTGTCTCTTACGTATTTGTCTTTAGAGTTTTTAGTAAATAAAGCTTCTAATATTTTACCAGGTATAGAAGTTGATTTACCTTCTATGTTTGCAGCTTCTGCCAGCATCGCAAAGTCAGCCTCTGCGTTTATATTTAAAAATTGTTGTAAAGCCGTAACAGCGCCTGACACAACATCGCCTTTCATTATATTTTGATTCTTCTTAGAAAACCTATTAGCTTTCAAGCCAGTAGCTTTTTCCATTAAAGCAGCAACCGCAGGTCCTATGTCTTTAATATCTTTAAACTCTTTTATTTCACCCTTATAAAAGTTAGCAATGTCATCTGCAATAGCCTCTTCAAACAGCGCGTCTACCTCAGCCTTTGTGCTAACACCTAAATTACCTAATATTGTACTAGGATACTTTCTAGATGCCTTAGGAGTTGTTCTAGCCCTTGCTTTTGGCTTTGTAGTAGTTGTTTTTTTACTAGCAATTTGTCTAGCCTCCGAGCCGCTTGTACTTTCAGTTACAAATTTATTTGGATCAAGACCTGCTGCTGTATATATTTCAGCTGCTCTTACTCCTAACCTTCCTAGAAACGTACTAACCTCACCTTTATCTTGTGCATATTCTTCTGCAAGTGATTTTTTTCTACCTTTAAAAGTTATATCAACCATACCAGGCGTCATCATATCTGTTACGGCTTGAAGTACGTCATTTGAATCAACACCACTTTGCTGTGCTACATCAGGATTAAACTTTAATAAATCTAATATTAAACCAGAGTTTTCTTGAACAAGAGTAGTTGCGGCACCAATGTCTCCTTCAACAATGTCTTGCATTAACTTTTTGTTTCTTGGAGCTTGTTCTGATGTTCTAGCTTTATCTTGTTGAGTTGTACTACCTTCAGAACTTGCTAAATCAAGCTGTTGTTGTGTTAAACCTTTACCGCCTTCTACCGCTTGGTTAAAACCTCTAACAAAATCTAAGACACCTTTACCAGTGTCAAAGCTTATATTTAAAGCTGCTTGATTGTTTTCAGAATAAACATCACTAAGAACATCTCCGACCGTTTCTGCTTCTGCCTCAACAGCCGCATTTTCTTGTATTTGATTAGCTGTTAAACCTTCACTTGTAAGTGTTATTATTTCTTCAAAATAACGCTCTTCAGCTTGTTGTTTATCGTTTAAATCACTATTTGGATTTTTCATTATAGCATCAAAATCCGCCTTGTATTGATCAAATCTATTTTGTAGGTTTTGATCTAAATTAACGCTATCACTTTGTAAAAAATCATTTAAAGCCTTACCAGCTTTGGTTTTAGCGGCGCTGTCGTTAACAAATATTTGATCTAAAAAAGCATGTAAAACTTCATGCTGAGTTGTAGTTGCTATGTTATCTTTAGCTGCTGAAACTTGGTTTATTATAACCTGTCTTGAACCATCTGGAAGTCTTGATATAACACCATAACCTTGTTGTTCTGCTGGTAACACGTTACCATCTGCGTCTCTTTGTAAGCCTATAACTTCACCTCCACTTGATTCAACCGTAGCAACTACACTTAATAAACTTTCAGTATCGCTTACTGATTCAACACCAACACCCTCTAATTGACCAGCTATTACTCTAGCCCCAGCATCTATTTGTCTTGTTTTAGGTGATATAAAACCACCGCCTGTAATTCTACCTTCTGCATCTTTTGTTACGTAAGGCTCTAATAAAGAGTTCTTTTTACCAGTTAAATTATTTCTTTTATTTTTTAACTGCTCTATTTCTTTTTCTTTACCAAATACAAAATTAGTGTCTGATTGTATAGTTTGTATTTGTTGATCTATTTGAAATGTTTGTTGCTCTATATTACCTAACTCATCTATTTGCTCTCTAGGCATATCGCTATATCTGTTCATCACTAAAACGATATCATTGTTTAACTCTAATGTTAAATCAGCTATTTCTGTTTCTAAAGCCAGTTTACTTTCTTTAGACATGTTAGGATTTTGTGCTAAAGAATTTATTTTACTTTTTATTAAGCTTTGTCTTTCTTGCACGTTTATTTTATCACCAGGTGTAGATGCGGCATTAACATATGGTGCAAAAAGCGCAGGTGTTTTAAAACCATTTGCCATTAATAATCCAGAAAAGAAATTATCAGGAGCGCCATCAAAAAGATTAACATCTTTACCTAGTATTTTTCTATCGTAAAGATTTGCAGCTACTTCTGTAAAAACCTCTTCAAGACCTTCTGATACAACATCTACGCCGTACGTAGTAGCTCTTGATTTTAAACTATCTATATAAGCTTTAGTCCAGCCTCTTTTAACTCTTGACGGTGTGAATGCTTTAGCTCTATTTATCATAGGTAAAGATATTAATCTACCCATAACAGCTTCAGCGCCCATCATAGTAAGAGCACCACCCCACATCTGTGTTAGATTGTAGTTTATTTCTTCTGGTTTCTTAGATTTCCAAACCTCTAATCTATAAGCGTAATACTCATCAGTTTCACCCGGTTTTTTTACTGGTTTTGAACCACCTTTTTCTGTTTCAGGTCTATTCCAAGCATCGAAAGCTTTTTTACTTTCAAGCATTTCTTGTTCATACTGTTTAAATTTTTGACCGCCAGCTTGAGCAGTTACAATACCAACTCCAAACCCACCAGTCGCAACCATAACACCTATTTGAGGAATTATAGCACCAGTTGTAGCAAACAAGTATCTACCAAAATCATCAGCATCTCTAATATCCTCTATGCTCATACTGTCAGCAACGCCGTCCATTAAATCTTTCTGAAATTTATCTACGTTTTTATTAGCAACATCTCTTTTTTTAGACCAAGTATCTAGTATTAAGTTTCTACTGTAGTTCCAAACATTATCAAATGCGCTAAATTTTTTAGTATCAAACTTCTCGTCAAGAGCAGCTACTATTTCTCTAGGAGCTGTAGCCACTCTATATATAATTTCTTCTACACCTTGACCCATTTCAGTAAAAGAGTTTACTGTGTTATCAATCATTATAGGAAGTAAATTATAGTTTCTACTTAAATCATTTATAAGTTCATCCGCATTTTTGTTTTCAACAAGAAGATCATCAAGTTCTTTGTATTTTTTCTTTTGTAAATCAATTATTTGATTGTGAGTTTGATTTATTGCAGCTAATTGTCTATTTGCTTTTTTTATTTGATCTTCTGTAACATATGTGCCAGATGCTATTTGTTTAGATAGAGCTTGAAGTAATTTCTTTTTGTTTTCAGCTTGTGTTTGAAACTGCATTATAGAACCTTCTTTGCTAGTAATTTTACCTAAAGCTTCTTTTCTTTTTATCTGATAAAGCTCCATTTCTTTTTGCTTATCAGATCTATCTATTATTTCTGGAGTAGCTAAAATACCAGCTAGACCAGCTTGCAAAGGATTTGAAAGAAAATGTTTAATTGCTGGAATTATTTTTTCACTTCTAATATCAAAACCACTTTCTTTTATAAAATCTTCATTTTTATCTATAAGAAGTTCTGTAGATATTTCACTAGCTTTAGTATCAACCATAATCTGGTTAATATAATCTTGAGTGTTATATTTTTTACCTCCTACTGTTATTTGTTGTGATTTAAGTAATTGTTCAGCGTTATTTATACCATCAGCTGCTTTGACTACAGATGGTATAACACTGTCATACAAACTTTGCCAATCTTCATTTATTTTTGTTACCTCTCGCTTAAAGCCTTTTTTTGTAACTTGTAACCCAAATTTTTGAGTCCAAACCAATTCCATTTCTGGATAAAGCTCATTCCACTGTTTGTTGTTTTTACCCTGCTTTCTATGTTTTTGATAATTGTTCCAAACTTCTTCTCCATAAGAAGAGTCTTTATTAAATTTTTCTTTTTGAAGTCTTTGTTTCTCTACATACTCTTTATTATCTACAAACTCGGTTGCTTTTGTTACAGCAGAGGCTCTATCTTCGTCATTTAATTTAATTAAGTTTTGAAACTCATTAGCTATTTCAGCATATTCTAAATCAAGAGCTTCTAAATCAGAATTAGTAGACTCACTTATTTCTGTTAGTTGAGCTATATAATCAGGATTTTTTTCATATAAACTAAGCAAATCATTACCCGCTTCATATTGATCCATAATACTTTGATCCATGTGCTGAAATGTAGTTGAAGCACTTATATAATCAACAGTATTTTTTTCTATTTCTACAAAAGCTTCTGGCTCTTTATTTTTATCATCACTTGAGTTTCTTGAATAATAAACTATTTCACTAGTTCCATCATCTTTATTTCTAAAGTTGTATTTATATTCTTTATTTTTTGTTTTATAAACTTGATCAGGAGTAGCAATAACGGTTAATTTGTCATATTGCTCTTGTCTTTCTTTATCTATACTGCGTGATATAGCGTTATATTCATTGCTACCAAAACCTTTTAACTCGCCAAAGCCAGTAGGTTCTGATGTTTTAATTTTTTCTGGGATAAATGTTGATGAAAATTCTCCACTTGAAGACTTTAAATTGGATACTTCGTTTGTTTCCGCTGCTACAGTCGTACCCGTCTCCGCAACAGCAGGTGGCTTTCCCTCTTCAGAAACCTTAACTTCTTCAAATACTTCAACTTGCTCTTTAGGTTTTTCCTCAACTTTTTTAGGTGTATGGATTTTTTTCCACTCTTGCGCTGCTTCGTTTATTTGTGGCTGCGTAAGACCTAAATTTTGAAGCTGTGTAATATACTGTAATAACGTAATATGACTCATTTAATTATATTTTATAAATTGTTATCGTCAATAAATTTTTGTGCTTTAGCAGATCTTGCTTCTTCTAAATCAAACACCGCAGCGTCCTCTTGGACAGTAGGTAGTTGATTAATTGTGAACTGCTTTAAATAATTGTTCATAAAGTATTCTTTATATTTGCTTTGAAACAATATTTTTTTATCTTGAGATAATGGAAGATCTTCTTTATAACTCCAAGCGTCTGACCCCGCGTTTGCGTTTTGAACCATTTGATCGTCTTCTTCAACGCTAGTTCCTTTAGCTATATAAACGTTCCAAGCGGCTACGGTTTCTTGCTCCGAACTTAATAAACCAGCTACTTCAGCATTTATAAAAGGATCTACTTTTCTTTCTATTTTATCTAAATCAAACTTTAAAGTATTTCTACCTTTACCGTTTCCAATATCTACAATCATATAATCAAAACTACCATCAGCGTTTTTAGCAATAAACTCTTCTGATATCTTAGCGTTAGGAGATAAAACACCATTATCTAAAATATCACTTTGAGCAAATAAACCTACTTCGGTTAAAAGTCTTAACATTTCTTTTTCAATATCAGGAGTATCTGCAACTAGAGATATTTCATTATCTAATATTGATCCTAAAGCAGCGCTATTTATAACTAAAGGATTATTTTCAAATAAAGGACCTTCAAAAACAATAGTTTGAGTACCATCTTCATTTAAATACAAATTTAAATTATAGCCATCTGTTTTGGAAAAACCTGGTGTAGATGTAAACATAGAATTAGCAACTAAGTATCTATAGTCATTGTTTACGTCATAATTAGGAGTATCTGTAGTGGATAACTCTGACATAACGTTTTGAATAAAATCAATAGATAATGCTGGAGCTTCTTCTAATTGTTTTATTTTTAAATTTTCATAATAACAGTTAGCAGTAGTACAGTTATTGTTTTTTATATCCATTTTTATAGCCGCATATTTCGCAGCTGTATCAGCATAAGCAACTTCTAATATTTTAAAATTATAATCAGAACTTTGAGAAGTATAATCATTATTATAAGCTATAGCGTTACTTTGATTAAACTGCTTTATAAATAGATTTGTTGTTATATTTTTGTTTTCCATTTTATCCTTGTTTACCAAATGCACTAGGCGCTAATTGTGCTAAGCTACCAAACATACCTGTTATAGCCTGTGTTTGATCAGCTTTAGCTTGTTGCTCTGCTTGCTTAGCTTGACCTAATAGAGATGCTGTTCTATCAAGTGCCTGCATTTCTCTTTGCTCTTTAGCTCCAAACATAAATTGTTTTCCAGCTGCGCCAGCTTGTTGCATTCTTATTTCTTCAGAAACCTGTTGTCTTTGGAGTTGTTGTTCTCCTTGCGCTCTTAGTTTTTCGTTTTGAGCTTCTTGCTGTTCTATGCTAGCTGAAACACCTTGTTTGCTTCTAAGAGCAGCCTGCGCCAATGCAGTTGCTCCGCCGGCACTTGCCCCAGTAGCTCTCATTGTGTCTAATGTGTTTGCTAAAGATATATCTGCCTGCTCTATTTTTATTTCTGCCGCTTGAGTCGCAACTCCTAAATTTGCGAAAGGATTAGAAAGCATGCTAGTTAAATTTTCAAAACCTTGATAAGGATTTATAATTTCTTGTCTATTGTTTTCTAGCCTTTCTAGTTTAGCTTGAAGTCTTCTCCTTTCTCTAGCCGCTGCTTTTGCTGCCCTCTTAGCTGAATTAGCTCCAAATAGACCACCTATCAAGCTAGATCCCATTCCTATTACTGCGGGTAGTGCCATAGTTTATTATTTTTATTATTAATATCCATTATTGTAAATAAAATTACTGCTTAATTTAAACAATTGTTTTTCACCTCCTTTATCTGTAGTTTGATCTGTAGATATAGTTGCGGTAGTATAATAGCCTTTTACGCCGCTCATTGAATCTCCAAATATAATTTCTCCAGCAGCTGGAGCACTGTTATTTATAATATTGGCTACATATTTGTTTTCTTTTCTACAAAACCCTACTCTTTGTTTATCATATGGAGGATACTCTGTTCCAAACACACTTAAATAATCGTTTCTATCTGTGACACTAGAGAAATTTAAAATAGCATTTAAAACAAAAGAAGTTGAATTATTTACAAATACAACTCTCAATCCTACAAAAGTTATAGTACTACCAACATTTACTTGAATATTTTGACTAGTGACTAAAACACCAGTAGTAGAGTTGTAAGAGGTGACAATTGTTCCTGGTGTTATACCGGGTCCAGATAATTCTGTTCCTACTGGAACAACATAACTAGCGCCTGTTAGCGTAACCGTGTTGCTTATTGAGTCTGCTGAGGCAAAGCCTATTATTTCAACTTGGTTTGTTACGGTAGTAGCTGCTGGAATAGTTATAAAATCACTATTAATAGAAGATCCAATTGGTATATCAATGTTAGAATATACTACTACACTTGTACCTGTTACTGTCTGCGAGCATAAAGCGCTTGAAGAAGTTTGTATGTATTCGCCTTCGTAATAACTTTTAATTGAACTAGCTTCATCAATATTAGAAATAGTTATAACGTTTGGTTGATAATCTACACCGGTTGAGTCTGAAAATAAAGACTTAAGAGTCCACCCATTGCTTCCCTCGTACGATACAGTTTTAAATGTTTTAGATCTGTCAGCGGCGGCATTGAAAACTACAGTTACTTCACTTGGTGTTTCTACGCTGTAAAAACTACCTCTATTAACAGAAGTAGAATAATGCTCATATATACCACCTTGGAAAACAGTGTAAAACTTGTTTTTTAAACTAAGCATTTGTTCTGGCGTATAGCTAAAAAAGCTAACCCATCCATTAGGTTGTTCATCGTATGATACCGTTTTAAAGCCTTCTGTTTTTTGAGGTGAATTTATACGTAATTGAGTAGAAACTAAATACTGATTATTGTGTATATCATAACCACCAATTACCATACCTTGATTTCCTATTCTATTTAATTCATGTCTAAAATAATCCCTCATTCCATAAGAAGATATTTCAGAAATACCGTTGTTGCTTAATTTTAAAATTGAATTATTGTTTTTATCAGAAAAATATTTATTATAACCATAAACTGCAAAGCTTTCAGGATTTTTGCTTATACCATATTCACCTAGATATGGGACTATTTGACCTATAACAGTAGTGAAAGAACTAACTGCAGTTCCACCGCCTTCAGCGCTATATATAGCGTCTTTATCTATTAAGGCTCTACTAACTTTGTTTTCTTGAAAAATAATTAAATTAGTGTCTTCGGCATATAATTTTTGTATAGAAGCGTTTGCTGGATCAGCCGTTTTAGTTATATCTTCTCCAACAGAAAATACATTAGTTTGATTTATACCAGTTCTTGAATTAAATATACCTGAATATATTAATGAACTCAACCTGAAAGATCCAGTATTACTTTCATCTACTATATATGCTTTCACGCCAAAATCTATAGTAGTATTATTATAACCACCTCTAATTCTAGATTCTTCTATATTCCAGTTGTTATTACCAGTTATACCAGTTAAAACAGGATAACCGCCCATATCTTGAGGTATGCCGAAAGATCCATTCCATATAGGCTCTTCGTCATTGTTAGTCTTTTTAAGAACAAAAGTGTTAAAATATTTAACTTCTACTGATGCTGCCATGTTTAATTATTACTTATTTTTTATATAAATTACACTCATTCTTGGTACGTAAATACAAAATTACTAGGTGGTGGATCTATAGGTATCGAAGTGCCTTGTCCTGCTTCTAGTGTAAAGACAGGAGCATTTGGTCCTCCACCTTGCACAAAACAATCAGTTCCGCACAATCCTTGTGTTGCGCTTCCACCGGCAGCAACAATTGCAGTAAATAATTGAGGAAAAGGATAACCTGGAGGATTTAAAACATCTTGAAGACTCTGCTTAGGACCTATCCACCCACAAGCACCAGTACTAGGTTCAAAAGGAACTTGGTCTTGACGAATGGTTATATTAGCGCCTGAACTATTAGCTAATAAATGATCCCAAGCCGGGAATTGACCATTTCCATCAGCCCCAGCTACATATGCATAGTAGCCATTACTTCCATCTCCAAAAAGCCAATCACCCCCTGGTCTAACCATTTTTAATGTTATTATTTTGTAATCTACACAAACACCTGTAAATTCACCTGGTGTACAATTAGTACTAAAGCAAGCGTGAAAATTCCACTGTTGAACTTCACTAATGTTTATTCCCATGTTTACTTTAACAGAGCAATCTACAAAATCATCAGGATCAGAAACTCTATACGTTATAGTATAAAGATCAGCAGGCATATTTGGATTTTCAAAATCCTGATTTATTAAAGGTATAGTTGCTTGTCTATCTGAATTAAAACTTTGATTGTTTTGTTCTAAAGCAAAGTGTTCTACGTCATTTCCATTACTACCTTTTTGTTCTATTATTTCAAAAGTTAAATCTTTATAAGAGTTATTGTTACCAGAAAATAAAGTTGTATTTTTCCATCCAGCGCCATTTACAGCTTTCAATAAACCTAAATCTTTTATCTCCATAGGTTGAGCTCCAAGATTATCACCGACGGCAAGCAAGTAAGGAAATATAGTTGGTGTAGGGCACGAATCCCATAAAACAGAATCTAAAACATTAATTTCTGTACCACTAGAAACTGTTGAACTATTATTTACTTCTAAGCTAGCAGGTTGTCTTAATTGTATACCTCCACCTTGAGATTGATCAGCTCCCAAAAAACTCATTTCTTTACTCCATGTACATTCTATATTTCCGTTTGCAAGTGTTGTTTTAGAAACTAAATAAGTTCCAGGCTGTGTATATAAAGGGGTTTGCGGTGTTTGGTATTCAGAAAGTTGAGAATTTAGTTCATGCCCAATTATCAAATATGCATTTGCCCAAGCATAATGCTCACTAGTTGTTGATAAGGAAACAGTGTTTACTAAAGGCAAAGCAAAGCCAAAGCCTCCAGGAGCTGAAAAACCAGAACCAACAGTTACGGTGTTAAGAGGAATTCCTACACCTTCTACATTTTCACCAACTAAAATACTCGACGCGCTATCATCTGCATCATAAACCTTAATAACGTTGGTAGTTTCAGGTATTAAAACTTTCATAGATGCGCCTATACCTGTTGGAATGTGTGGAGCTACGTTACCTAATACAGATATAAAACTTTGATTAAAAGGTAATCCATTTACTACAGCAGAAAAAGTAAAAGTAAACGTTCTTAGTAAAGGATCTGTGCCAAACCAAATAGAATTTGTTTGATTAGTACCTAAGCTACCTACGAAACCAGAGTCTATCGTTAAGTTAAATTGATTAGTACTAGAACCAGTTTCCGTAAAAGCAAAACAAGGTCCTTGATCATATGCTGTTTGCACGTCTGTATTATATCCATCAACGACACTTTCTAGAGTCAAAGGAGTGTCAATGCCGCTTGTTATTTGAACTCCAAAATTATCAACTAAATAAACAGGCCCAGTTAATATACTTGGCTTAGGCTCAGAGCCAGAAAAAGTTAAACTTTCTAAAAAAGGAGAATCATTAAATTGGTTTAAACCTGCCGCTCCTTGTCCTCCTGTGTTTTCATTTAATATAATATCATTTATACTTTTTACTAATCCAGTTGTAGAAGTTTCCCAGAATATATCTAATAAACTTTCCGTTGGTTTTGTTTCGTAAACAGCTAAATATTGTATCCCTGGGGTAGAAGAGCTATATATAAAAACAGAATCACCTATTGCCTGACTAACAGGTTGATTTACTACGACTTGAGCTGGTTTTGTAAAATTTAAAGTATCACTTCCTGACAAAATAACAGAATTATTCAACTCAAGTGCGTTTGCATTAGGCGGTGGATCTATATTAACTACTATAGTTCCATCAGGTATTGTACCTGTTCCTGTATTCAATGTAACTTGCATACCGACCTGTACTTGAAGCACTGATCCCCCAGTTATAGCTATTTGAGTTCCCGTAAAACTACCGGTTAAAGGAACGTTAGCAGGACCAGCTTGAGTATTTGTAAAACTAACTAAAATTAAATCATTTGGATATCCAGGGCCTTGAACTATATCACCCGCAGTTAAACTAGAAACATCACCTGAAATGTTACCTAGTTGTATAGTACTTGAGCCGGCTGTGTTTGCTGTAGAAACTAGCCCACTAACAGACGTAAAATTAACATTAGAAATTTGACCTATTTTATTAGCTGTGTTTATTCTTGCTATATATGGGTTTGAATCTAATGAGTAAAATTGAGGGAAAAAATCAGGCTGAGGTGGTTCACTAAAATCATAGTTAAATAAATCTCTAACAGTTGCAACTGTTGAAGCAAAATCAGAAGTTCTACCTGGGTAATACTGTTCATTACTTAACCCTAAGTTTGTTAGTGCTGTAGAAACATTTGTTGAAGAGTTTTGAACTCTACCAAATAGTGTAACTGATGATCTAAATTGATCTTGCTGCGGTCCTACTTCAACTAAATCTCTTGGTACTTTATTTATATTATCACTTATTAAAACAGCATGAGAAGTTTCGCCAATCTCTAACGATTGATCTTCAGGATAAGAAGACATAATACCTGGAAGATATACATTATAATAATCTTGCTCTGTTTGCTTTACAACTACTTTAAAGCTGTACCAACCTAATGGATTGTAATCAAGGCTTGAGGTGTCGCTGTTGTAAACTCCTGGCAGTGCTAGTTGAGGATTTTTTTCTTGTCCTATAACATTATTAAATAAAACTTTTATAGAATTTCCAGGCCAACTATCGTTATCTATGTTTTCGTCATTATAAGGAGAGTAAGCAGTATCACCTTTAAAACTTGCTCCATTGGGAAGCGTTATACTTGTTTGGTTATTTGATAAAATAGTTCCTGATTGTCTACCGTATCTATCAGACAATACAATACCTATTTGGTAGTTTCTATTTGTTTTTACACTAGAATTTGGATACTCTATTTTGCTGGTTGTTTTTTGTATATCACTACCTGGAACTAATAAAACTAATTGCAAATTAGCTATTACAGCTGTAGTTGGATTATTTATTGTTATAGTAGTGTTAGCTGCGATGTTCACGCTTGTAACTAAAGTACCTTCCGGTACTCCATCACATATAACTACCATTCCAACAACTACATCTCCTCTTTTTATATTAGTCAAAACAATTGTAGTAGATCCAACTGCAATAGGACCGACAGCATCGCCTTGAGATTCTAATGTGTTGAATTCAGATTTAGTAGTAATAGCGGTTTGATAATCTATAGATTTAGGTGCTGTGTGCTTGTTTAAAAAATTACCATATATAACTCTATTTCCTGCAACTTCTTGAGCTAAAGCTCTAACAGGCGTTTTATCATAAACTCTTATTAAGTCTTTTTCTGGTAAAGTTTTAAAAGGTTTTTGAGACTGATAATCATATTTAAAATACTCAGGTTCACCTATAGTTAATTCTACATTGGCTGCTAAAGAAACATTTGAGCTTAAAGTTATTTCGCCAGATGTACTAGGGTTAATATTTGGATTATCAGGTTGGTAAGCAGTTACTGTTATATTTGTAGTTATACCAAAACCCGTTACGTAACTACCTACATTTATACCTCCTTTTACATTATCTACTAAAACTTTGTTACTAGACGCGGTAGTTGTTCTTACAGTACAGTTAGCTGATTGATTAAAAATTTCTTGCTCTTCTATTGTGTCAATTACTTTTACAGTTGTTTGATCAGATTCTCTATATAATATATCAATAGCTTTTAATAGAAGTTTATCTTTTAATTCATAATTTTTAAAAGGTAATGGTATTCTTAATTGTATTTTATCTACTTTGTTTTCTACAAAAGAGACTATAGTACTTCTATAGGCTTCTGATTGATCGTCTAGCTCAGGCATTCCCCTTGCATCATCTTTTACGTACATGAAATAACCATCTTGTCTAGGTATAAATGCAGACTGCGTAAAAGTTGAGAATAAAGAATATTCATTATCTACAAATTTAAATCTGTAAGCAAATCTTACAAACTTATCTTCTAAATAAGTATCATCACCTGCAAAATCTTTTTCGTAATATTTATTGTAGTTAAAAACTATTTCTGTATTAGTGTTTAATGCAGAGGGTATAGTTGCTCCTAATATATTAACAGTCCATAGTGCTGGATTGCCGCCAGCTGCTGCGGAGAACGAAACAGTATTAACGTAAGCTGAAGGTATTGGGATTATATTACCTAAAGTATCTACGTAAGACACGTTAGCGCCCGCATCATAGGCGCTAGGCGATTGATCTTGAGCTATATATCCTTTTAAGTTTTTAACTATAAAACTAGTTGACCCTAAAGCAGCGGGAGCGTTTAACTTTGCAACACCACCATTAGGATAAAACTTACTAGTAACATCTTTCATAGTTGTCTCATACTTGACTGTATTAGATGTAGATTCTTTGCTTTCAACATATAACTCTATTGAGCTGTAGGGGTTATATTTAGCTACAGATATTTGATCTTCAAGCGTGTAATAAATTGGTGTAGTAATATTTGTTGGATTAGCTAAATCTACATTTATTTTTCTAGGTTGATTTCTATTATCTGTCCAAAATAATAAATTTTCAATTATATTAACACCATATATAGGATGTGTTTTAGAAAAATTCAAAAAAGAACCCTGTACTAGAGTGATTAAAGAACCTAATGTAGTAGATGTATTATATCTTATAATAAAATTTTTAGCGTTGGGATCGTAAGATAATTGTTCAGGATCAGGATCTAAGTAGTTAGTAAAAAATAAATACATATTACTATTAGCATCATCTTCAACATGACCAATACAGTAAAGTCCACTGATTCCCGTGTGTGCAGCTACATTAGACACTAAGCTATTGCCTAAAACATTCTCTAAAGAACCAACGCTTTTTCCTTCAGACTTGCTAACTTGAGCGTTTAATGCGTTTCTATACTCATTAGAACTAATTATTCGAGCGTCTAAGTCTTTGTTCATCTTAGACTTTAAAAAAGTATTTTCAGATTTAGCCATTTAATTTCAGTGTTTTATCCATTTAGATTTACCACGCATAACTTGAACTATTTCGTCAAGTTTTATGTTAGATAATCTTATTTTAGCATTTCTAAGCTTAGCTGATCTATCTCTTTTTAATCTCTGAACAACATATTCTTGTTGACCAGATCTTGTAGACACTATGTTGTAAAGAATTGACGCGTACAATGCGTCCTCGGCCATCTTAGGTATCTTAGAATCAACTTCATGAGCAAGGCCGTCTGATATATACTCTAGTACTATTAACTTACCTACTAGGCTACTTGAAAAACTTATCTTACCTTCTCTTGAATTCATGTTAAACCAGCCGTTTACTTGCGCGTATTGAGGTTCTAGACCGTATTGTTGACCGTAAAAAATGCTATTGTCAAATCCATAATAATTAGCCCAATAAGCATAATCATCTATATTGTTAAAAAAAGTTTGGCTTATTATTTTGTCGTTAGCTGTTTTCCATCTATTTTCTGTTATAGAAGTTCCTTCTAAGTTTTCACCAAAATTATCTTGAGTAGGCACCCCCTGCGCGTCTTGTATTGGATTTTCGTAAGGACTTGTAGTTAGATTGCTAGCTGGATATATAGGTCTTTTAACACCTAATTGATCTATGTAGCAAACGCTTACGTAGTTTACATAGTCTTGAGGTAATGGTAGGCTTAAACTTGGAGGTATATTTAATTCCTGAGAGTGTATACTTTTTAGTGTATCATAGCTAAACTCTTGTAAAGATCTTTTTGCAAAAAACAATACATCAGATTTTTTGGCATTTTGTAATATTTTACCATCACCAACATATCCAACCATAAAATTTTCTATAGCGTCATTAAGAGATATATACTCATAACTACCATAATTTTCTTCTACAGTATTTCCAAAAGCATCAAAACCAGTTCCAGCAGCAGAGTCACCATAATTACCACCGCTTAAAGTTTTTAATTGAACTACTACGTACGTATTATTTGCTAATCCTGCTATCGTAATACCATTATTAGATATAGTGTATGTTGTTATATATTCCGTAAAGCTGCCTGGTAAACCTGTAGCACTAGTGTATAGCTTGAAGTTATTTAATGCATAGTTAGTTTGTGCTGGATCAAAAGATCCAAAAACTAAATTTGTATCAAAAGTAGTTGTAAATGTTTCAGAGGCCGAACCGTTTGAAATAAAAACCTGAGCACCTTGATAGTACTGTTGATTTGTTTCTGTTACTAAACTCATTTATTTAAGATTTTGTATTAATTTCTACAGACTTAGCTTCTTGTTCTGCAACTTGTATTACTGTAGCATCGTTTACTACAACTCCAGCATATTTTAATATATTTGTTATTAAATTAGTTTGCTCTGAAATATCTAATTCAAAGTCAACAGATGTTGCTGGACTATATATATATTGACCCATTGCCCCTGGAGTAAATCCCCATTGTGGATCAGTTGGTTTAAAAACACAATTTACATTAAGCGAGTCAGGTAAAGGATCCACTTTTAACAATAAAACAGAATTAGAAAATGGAGTTATATTGCTCGTTGATTGAGTTGTAAAAGCTATAGGATATTTTTTAGTTGGAGCAGTTAATTTTGATCTTGTTATTTTATCAAAGTCTTTTTTACTAACAAGTTGCGTTATTGAATTGTTCTGAGGTTGGCCATTATATGTAGATATTATTTCACCTATTTTAAATATTAAATTTAAATTATTAAAATACCAACCACCATTAATCGTATTATACGTAAAAGAAGCATCTCTTTCAAAAGGATAAAGCTTATAAGCAGTGTCTTTAAACATGTTAAAGAACTCTGTATCATTTTGAGTATTGTTTTGGTTTTGACGATTTAATTGATTTCCATTAGGAAAATACGATTCAAATATTTCGTTTTGAACTTGAACAGCTAAGCTGTTAAATTCACTAGGAGTAATATAACCTCTTTGTTCTTTGTTTAATATATACAAGACTGTAGTGTATACTGTGTTTATATTTACTGCCATATTAATTTTTTATTATACTATAAAGGCGGCCGAAACCGCCTATACTAGTATCACTTGTTTTTATAGTTTTTTATCTATAGATTTATAGATCTCAACACCTTCGTCTGTTTTTAAGAAAGCAGCAAATGCTGAGTAAGGGTTTTCGTCAAAAGGCACGTTCATTAATTTTCTATCGTTTGATCCCCAAGTAAATGTTCTTTGATCTTGAGATAAATTAATTATACCAGCTTCTTGAGCTCTAATAGCCATGTTTCTCAATTGAACATTATCATCATTTGCTAAATTAATAAATAATCCAGGATTATTTTTTGCAAATATAAGTAAATCTCTTTTAAGTTCTTTAGAACTCATACTATTTACTTCAGAACCTTTTTCAACTCTCAATATAGCTTCTGCTTGATCTATATCCATATTTCTAGCCGCATTTAAAGCATCAATTTGAAGATCTAAAATATCTAAATCATCAGAAGCTTCTTTTACAGCGCTAAACTCTTCATACATTTTACCTTTTAAAGGGTGATATAAAGAAAGCAGTTTTTGTAAATTTTGTTTTTGTTTAGGAACTTTTAAATCACCATCTCTAAATATAATGTGACCTAAAGTTGCTTCACCTTTTTGTTCGTCTACTAAAGGTGAATCTTGATTAGTGGCATATCTAATTTCTCTTTGCTTACCTGTTTTTTCATCAAAATAAAGTAACGCGTGTTTTTTAGTATGCTTTCCAGGTATTGTGAAAGTAAGAGGAGATTTATTACCTTTTAAATAATAAATTCTATCTTTAATTTCCCATTCTGGTTTAACTTTTTTTATTTGTTTTTTTGTAGCAGTTTTTACTTCTGCTTCTTGAGTTGCAACCTCAACATTTTCTGCTTGAGCTTTTTTAGCCATGATATAATAAAATTAAATAGTTATAAAATAAACATCCCGCCCGAAGACGGGATGTATATTAGTTTTGAGTGATTACACTCCTTTGAATAATACAAAGTTGTTAGCAGCTTGTACAACTAAACATCTTTCAGATAGGAAGTTTACTTCCATAGCATCAAGAGTAGATGTAAATGCACCACCAGCAGAACCAGTTAACCAAGACTTCATTCTTCTGTCGTCAGCTTGTGAAGCTCTATAACGTACGTGTAAGAAAGGTCTACGGATGTTAGTTCCTAAAATTTGATCGTAAACAGTTGATGTTCCAGCAGGTACTAATACACCTTCAATAGAGTTGATTCCATCGATAGCGCCACGAGTTGAAGCATCATTTAAGTATTTCCAATCAGTTTTGTAGAAATCATAAGAACCTCTTCTAAAACCGCTAAATCCAAGATTTAAAGCCATTTCTTCTGAGTTTTCAAATAATCCAAAAGCAGTACCGCCAGCAGCACCACCAGAAATAGAAGCTAGCATGTCATCAAAGTCAAGAGCAGTTTGTCTTTGTAAGAATAACATGTTTTCTTCAATAGCACCTTGAGTATCTAAGTTTTTCAAGATAGCATCAAAGTCGTCAAGTCCAGCAGCAGCTGTAAATCCTACTTGTACATTACCACGATCATTGATAGCAGCAAACAAACCTTCACTACCATTTGCAGAAGCTGCAGCAGCGCCAGTTGCTTTTTCAGCTTCTACCATAGACATTTCTAAGTAATCTTCAAAACGTAGTCTTGTTTCAGACTCAGCTTTTAAATACCATAAATATCCAGAAGCACCATCTTCAGTAGCAACTTCAACCCAACCAATTTGAGCCATATCAGATCCTGATACTACATACTTACTTTTAAGTATAATTGGTGAGTTAGCAAATTGAGTAAAAGTAGGTTCAACACTAACGTAAGAAGTGCCAGCATTAGCACCAGCAATAGCGTTTGTTACATCGCCACCTTTCGCATATTCAGAACCGTATACAAATACTTTTAATCCTGTAGCTGTAAAAGCATTAAGATTAGCAGCTATATAAGGTTGTACAGTAATAACACCAGTTGTAGTATTAGAGTCAGTTACCAAACATTTTTCTTCAAGACCAGTAGCTGGATCTAAAACAACAACAGTAGCTCTAGGTGAAATAACGTTTGTTGTACCTGCTACGTTGTTAACTTTAATAGTTAACTGAGGAGCGCCACCTGGTAAAGTACACCCATCATATGCAATGTGTAATCTATTTTGTTCAGACCAAATTACTTGATCAGATGTCATTGGCATTTCAGCGCCAACCATTCTTAAGAATCCAGATAACGTTCTGTTTCCATAACGCTCTACTTCTTGTTCATAAATTTCAGGTAAGTACTGTTGCGCGAAAGTGCTTGTTTTTTCAGCATCATACGCACCACCTGCAGTACTGTCAAATTGTAGGTAATTACTGTTCAATAACTCTTGACTTTGAGATGGAACAATTTTACCAAATTGAGGAGTTAAACTCATAATTAATAATTTTTAATTAGTTAAATTTTTTTGTTTTAATTTTTAGTTTTGTAGAATCAGCGCCTGAAATAGCTTTAACTTTAAATCCATTAATAAACACATCACCTTGAGTAGTTCTAGCTTTAGTGTCACTCAGGTTTTTTGATTTGTTTATAACATCTTTTACAGCGTCTGCTTTTCCTTGCTCATAAAAATGAGCGGCAATCTTATCTACGTTTTCAGCAGCATAAATAGCCTTGTGATAACCATTAACGTCTTGAACATTACCATTTTCGTCTAGGAACTTCCCAACGAGGTTTGTTATATTAGACTGGCTCTCTGCAACTTTATCAACATTTTGAATATTATACTTATATTTCTTTTCACCAACACTGATATCAAAACCTTTGAAATCATCGCTAAAAAGCTTTTTTGTACTATCTTTAAACATTTGATGCTGTTGCTCAGCTTGTTCTTGCTCCTTATTGTATCTATTGAAAAAATCCATAGCTTTTTGTTGTTCCTGAGTAACGCCCGGTCTCAACTTGATCTCGTCGTAATACTTACTCTTAGTTTCCTCTAAAAAGCTCTTGGCTTTCGCAACTTCTTCTTTAAACGCAAGTTTCTTTTTGCGTATATCCCTTTCTTCATCGATGTCTTCATCGTAGTCAAAATCTTCTAATAAAAGATCAAGATCTTCAGAATCTAAATAGGGTTTATTTTTTTTGTAATACTCTTTAATTAGAGTTTTGTCGTCTACATTACTGTAATCAGCATTTAAACGAGTATAATCTTCTATTGTGCCACCTGTTTCTTCCATAAAAGAAACTAGCTTTTCAATATTCTCTGGCAATGGTTTGCCTAATACTTTTTCATCTCTTATAGCTTCTTTAACTTCTGCTTCAACTTGTTTAACTTCAGCTTCTGTTACTTCTTGGATCGGAGAAAACCCTTCAGTAGTCTCGTTGGACTCTTGTACAGGTTTTCCCACCTCTGTGCTATCTCCGGATGGTTCTTCCACAGATACCTCCTTTGTTTCTCCGACTTGAATGGCATCTTGTTCTTCTTTTTTTATTACTACTTTTTTAACCTCTGGTTCTAATTCAACTAAAGGTTCTTTAGGATTTATATTTACTTTAGTAACATTATCCTTAGTTTCGTTTAATTTTTTAGGTGTTTTCTTTTTTGTTTTTAATTTAAACTCACCTTCCTGCTTAACAGGTTCATTTGTTTTTACTTCTGACATAATATAATATAATTAAATAATTAAATAAACATTTACATAAATGCGTTCATACCAGCTTCTGACTGGTTTTCAAAGTTAATTGGTAAACCATCATTATTTCTTTGGCTTATCATTTCGCTTTGCTGCGTACCTTCCATTTGTATACGCTTATCTTTTCTATTTTCTTTTTCTTGTTCTTTTTGTTGTTGATTCTGTATTTCAGCTTGTTTTAATTGCATATCAAACTGATGCTGCATTTGCATTTTTTGTTGATCAAGCTGAGACTGTATTTCCATTTTTTGAATTTCCATTTGAGTTCTAGCTTGCTCGTATTGTACCTTGGAACCGCTTATAGCTTCTTGTTTCTGAACTTCAGCCATAGCTGTTTTCTCAGCGGTTTCAGCTTGAGCAGCCGCTTGAGCTTGTATATTAGACTGTTGAATTTCCATGTCTTGCTTTTGCTTACGCTTACGTTTTATTTTAAGCATTTGATTAGCAAGTTTAAGATTTTTTATTTGTCTTACATCAATAGCATCATCTAAATCAATACCATTATTTTGCAATGCAATTTGTATGTTTTGCTCAAGCTTAGCTTGTTCTTCTTCATCTGGTTCTAATTCTAAAAATATACCAAAGTCATGCAAGTTTAAAGCGCTTATTTGCTCTAAAGTCTGTGTATTAAACGAAGATATTGAATTTTTAAGAGATTCAGCTGTTAAAGGAAACTCTAAAGCATCCGCTATTTTTAGTGAAATATTTTCTGCTATTTTAAGAGTTATATATAAACTAGATTGATTTATATGCTTAGTAGCTGTATTTGACGCGCTAGCCGCTAATTTCTGTAATCCTACTAATGTATTGCGATCAGGCAAACTACCGTCTCTAGCTTCGTTAAGCCCTGTTACATCACGTATCATTTGTAAATAATACTGATAAGTATTAATTAAACTAGATATTTTAGCACCACCATTACTGCTTTGTAATTCCTGTATAGGTACTTTTCCTCTATTTACTTCACCATCTTGAGTAAGAGATCTACCAACTATAGAACCTGTTTGAAAATACATATTCAATGCTTCGGCTGGGTTGTAATTAGTACCGTTACCTAAGTCTACTTCTGCTAGGCCGTCCATATCTAAATAAACACCATCAGGTACTATTCTAGATAAAACTTGTTGAAGCTTTAAATGAGTTAGTTGTATCATATCAGCAAAGCCAATACATTTGCTAACTAAAGAGTCAATTCTTCCTTTGTACATTCTTGGTGCACAAATAGAATAATTCATTTCTACTTTAGTAGTATCCGCATAAGGTCTTGACATGTTTTCTGCTAATTCCCATTTAAGCATAGTGTCTGTGCCTAGGACTTTAGCCCCGGTGTATAAAACCTCTATAGATCTTGAAACTCTTTCAAAATTATCATTTTCTGGAGGATTGAATGTATCTGGCTTTTCAATAGCCTTTAACAACCCTTGGTCAGTTTGTTTTATTTTAAACACCTGATTATGATATGTCTTATAATCAAAGTACATAATCTGAACAGTGTTTTCATCATAACCATTATAACCAGTAACATATTGCCTGTTTCCAGGCATTTTCTGTATACGCTCAAGTTCTTCGTTAGATATATGTGGAAATTCTTTTTTAAGTTCTGGTATTGTTATAGACTTAACTTCGCCTACATAATATATGTCTTGAAAATTAGGATCTTCTGTGTATGAATATACCATGTAGGCAGGATCTACATAATCAACAGTAATACCATTTGCGGTATTAAAACTTGTTTTACTAACAGCAATACCGCATACTGTTAAATCCATATTTAATCTTCTACGGATAAGATCATATTTGTTTTGAGCAAAAACAGTTGTTATAGCTTCTTCTTCTGCTATTTCTACTGACTGCTTATAACTAAGCTGCATGTGAAGTTCAAGCTCTTCTTGAGTTTCTGGTATCAAATCAGGATTTGGTGTTTGATATAAATCAATACCAAGAACTTGCTTTATATTTTCTATATAATCTTTAGCAAGCATATCTTCATATATCTTAGAAGCGTAAGAAGTTCTTTTTTTAATGGAACTAGGATCTTGCGCGTATGCTTTTATTTCATAAGCTCTTTGTGATATACCATTAACTACTATGTCTACAAATTTAGACAATATAGGAACTGGCTTCCAGTCTAAATTAAGATAAGACAAATCACCATTAATAGATAATTCATCTTTATATTTTTGTATAGGCTGCTCTCCTCGAGCGTATAATCTTAGCGTGTTAAAGTTATTCCAGTTAGTTAAGTATCTATTACCGCTAGTTCTACCTGATTTAAACCACTCATATTCAATAGCCATAGCAACTTGGCTGCCGTATTCCAAACTTGCTTTTTCAGCATCGCTTACGACTTGACTTGGAAAAGCGCTATTTGAGTTAGTATATATATTCATTTAACTTATTATTTTTGATGAATTACCCCTGTTATCATATCTTTTTATTCCAAGATCTACAGGTTCTAATTTAATTTTGTTTACTGGAGAATATCTATGCTTGTTACAAGCCATTAAAGCTAAACCAGAACTAATAGAAGCATCGTGTTTTGTTCTATTGTTTATATTGAATTTAGCCCAATCTTCTAGTGTTCTTTGAAAATACATATCACCATAACCCGATTCTTTTAGTCCTACAAATGTTTCTATGTAGGTTTCAATAGCTGACGCATGCGCTTGCTTTATGTCTTCACTTGAGTTTGGTATACCTCCTAATTCTCTTTCTGTTATAGAAAGTTTATTATATCTTCTATCAGGCCTGTTCATTGAAAAACCTCTGTAACCTCTTTTTTTAAAATAATATAATAATCTTGGTTTATTATTTTCTGCTAATATTGGCATGCCATAAAAAATACACGCCATAAGTACATCTTCAAAAAATGTTTCAGCTGTTTGAGGTCTAGCTATATACTCTAAAAAGAAGTGGTTAGGCGGTACGTCTTCCATTGAAAACTTTGTAAGACCGTGTAAAGATCCTTTAGAACCTCTTTTATCTACTGTACCTGATATGTCGTATGGATCACATCCAAATGCACCCATAAAATCATTACCTGGATAATTAGTGCCATTTTTTTTATAACGTTTGTTTTGCAAGTGAAACGGCGGTACCCAACTTACCTTAAATCTACCATTTTTGTTAGGAACAAATATAACTTTTGTATCTTGTTCTGCATTTTCCCATTGAAAACTACCCTGCGTAATATTTATAGAATTACGCATGTCTTCATTAAAATCTATTTGCTCATAAATTTTAGTTAGATTAAATAAAGATTCTTTTGACTCATCTCTAAATGCGTGCTTTTCAGTGCGTGGAAACTGTCTATAAAACTCATTTAAAGCATCTTGATCTTGTTTTAATCCTTCTACTTCGTTATCCCAATATTCTATTACACCTAAATCTATTATCTCACTTTGCGGTCCTTCAACTGGTTTTTTAGGCGTGTCGAAGACAGGTAATCCATAAGAATCAATGTATCCTTCGTAATTCCATTCCATAGGTATAAACAAGCTATATAATCCAGAGCGAGTTTGTCCATTCGCGTTTCGTTGCGTAATGTCTGAGTCATTGTATAGTTTTTTAAAATTGTCTCCACCTTTATCTAATGAGTTACTAGTTGAACCCATCATACACTTACCTATAATTCTACTACCTAATCGTAAGCAGGTTTTCGTGACCCTCCAGTTGTTAAGGATGTTCGTCGGGCGTTCCCATTTGCCGCTCTCATCGTGGACGAGGAGTTTGAGTTTCTCACCGTCATACGAGTTGTCGCCCGTGTTTTTCCAGTCGATCGTGGTGTCGAGCCCGTCGAGTTCACGTAGCGTCTCGTTATTCTCGAGTTTCTTACGCGTATATTTCGTCGCGGGGACGCGATACGCGAGTTCTGTCTTTGGCCTGTCCATACCGTCCTGTATCGGCTTGAAAAAGAAGGGGTAATTAACCGATATCGGTACCACCTTGTCTGTAAACATCTTCTTCGCATCAGGTCCAGACTTTGATAATATTCCAAACCTAGAGTCGCTTGATATGGTTGCCATATTAACGCACTCCCCGGACGCCATAAATGAGAATCCAGATCGTCTATTCTTAAGGTAGCACATTCCATATGACCTATGATCGGCC